CTGCGTCGCTGGCATTTTATGCCATCGATGCGGCTTTTTTCCGTCTTGCGACGTTTGATTGGGGACTTTCTCACCGTTTCCTTCGGAGGAATCTCAGATTCGTCCGATCTCGTCGCACTATGTTCGATGCTCGGAATTGGAAGCCTATAGACGATTATCTCACTTTGGGTAATACCCAGCAGTGGGCTCTTCGTTTACAAGTATCTGATTCCTGGCCTCGGATATTTCCATCACTTTCTCAGTGGTGGAAGTCAGATGAATTTGCCGAACCTTCTGATTTTCAGGTGTTTCGACACCTGATGCAGGAGACTTCAGGCAACCTTCTGGCTCCGGCTTATACAGTCAGGGATTTCTTGTCCCTTGCGCATAAGTTGGGGTACGACGATTGCTTTGGTCAACCTTTAGCAAGTTGACCCACATCCTTCTGGAGATTTAGATGACCAAGAATGATCTTGATCGTCACATCGCAACTGCGGAGCAGTTGTTATGTGCTCTAGACTGTCCCCGCTCTCTCACCGTTATAATAATGATGAGGAACGGAATGTGGGGTGAGATCGCTAATCTACGAATCGATCCTTTGGGTTTCAATAACTCCGACAGTTTCTTCCGTGCCTATCAGGCGACCAGGCTGCTATCAAAGGCAGAATGGCTACCCACGGGCATTGATAAGACTGCTGTAGCTAAGGAAAAGTTTGTAGAAGCCGAGGAGCTCTGTCGTATCACTAATGAGTACTGGAGATCTTACCGTCGGATGGAATTTCAGTTCCTACCCGACTACGAGCGCATTTTTTCGTGTGCTCGTAGAAAAATCGGTAAAGTTCTCGGTGCTCAATTATATAAATGGACAGAGTTCTGTGACTTCGGCCCTGGAGCAGACGGTTCAACTGTAAGTGGAATGACTTCCGCATACAATAAGCTATCTAACCCAGGTTGCATCACTGGAAACGCCCTTCCTTACTTAGATACGTTCTGCGCTCTAACGAGCTTGGGACGCCTATTTAAGGGGGACGTTTCAGCGGGTAGACTAGATATTAGACTATCCCGTGGTAATGCGGTCACTTTTGTTCCAAAGAACGCGAAAACGGATAGACCCATCGCTGTTGAACCTCGTTGGAATATTTGGA